CCTGGCGCACTAGATGCTCTATCCCAGGTTATTGCCATTATTTGGGTACTGGGGTTTAGTCTGTTTATTGGCTACGCAGCAGTATATGCCCTAATTTCTATAGCTAGAGGCTAAAGCTTCTTTCTAGGAGTCCTATTAGCCTTCATCTCCTCCAGGTTCTTCTCTGCGATAATACCAGGAGTAAATAGAGTGCAACAGCTTTTGAACTCACACCAGTTACAGAACTGATTCTCCATAGGCTTGAATTCACAAGACTTCATCTTCCTAATCTGCCACATCTGATCTACCTTCTTCTTTAGGTAAGTCTGAATCTGACTCGGAGAATAGCTACAAGTAACGAAGTTATTTGAGATAGGATAATAATGAGCTACTGTGATATCCTTAATAGGGATATTCAAGAGCTTGTGGATAGCATAACAGTAACCCTGTAACTGAGCGTCCTGGTAGAGGTCCAACGCCTTTAACTCTCGTTTACTTGTTTTGTAGTCGATAATTAAGCATCCACCTTCACTGCCCCTGATTACTCGGTCAATGATACCGTTGAGCTTTAAATCCTTCTCCTCATCTACTACTACCTCGTACTTCATTTCTGTTAGGCCTTCTTCTGACAAAGACGAGTTGAAACGTAGGAAGTTCTTTAAGCACTTTTCAATCTTGGGATTATATGTTTCGGAGAAAGGGTAGTCTTTCCTGACGGATTCAGCTATAGTAGTAAGCTGGTCTACTGAAGTAGCTCCTACACCATCCTCAAGTATTTTATGGATGAATGAACCGAAGTTCAAAGCACTCATATTCTTACTTTTAGGGTATAACTTGTTGATGTAGCGTAATTTGTACTTGTAGTGGCATTCTTTGAATGTCCTACTCTTTGATTCTGATAGTGTATTGATAAACATGGTTGATCCTCAAATTATTATAGAGTATTTGCTTAGAAAGTTCGAAGGCAACTCTAGGTTGTCCTCTACAGGCAAGGAGCTTATGGTGCCCTCCATCTTCACGGAGAACGACTACAAGAGACACATGAGTATTAACACAGATACTGGCCTGTGGCAGTGCTTTCAGTCTGGGAACAGAGGTAACTTCTTCCAGCTTTATGCATTCTTGGAAGGGGTAACGTATAACAAGGCCGAGTCTGACCTAACCTTTGCTAGCTTCCTGTCTAATGAGAAGCCTCCTAAGCCTAAGGTATCGGAACCTATTACGTGCCCAAAGGAGGACCTTGGCCTAGTACCAGTTACTCTAGAGTCTCATGATTCTAGTGATGATGATATACTCAGAGCTTGGAGCTTCCTAATGGAACGTAGACTGTTCAACGAGAAGACGTTGGACTCTGTTTTTTACTTGTCTAAGCAATCGGACTCTAGGTATGAGGGACGATTGATTATCCCATTTGTGGAAGATGATGAACTTTTTTACTTTCAGGCGCGGTCTTTGGATGGTAGAAACCCTAAATACCTTAACCCCTCTAAAGGTTGGCCGAAAGGCTCAAATCTACTGTATCCTTTTGATGAGGATGCCGACAAGGTTTATGTCTGCGAGGGTCCTCTTGATGCCATCTCTATGCAGAACGCTGGTGTGAATGCCACTTGCACTCTAGGCTCTTCTGTATCTGATACCCAAATAGAGTTACTAATGGAATTCGATGGGAAGGTTGTCATCGCGTATGATAATGACGAGGCGGGACGCAAGGGAGCTAATAAATTCGATTACCTGAGGCGAGTAAAAAGGATGACAGATCTCTACATCTGTCATCCACCTAAAGAAGTTAAGGATTGGAATGAGGCCCTGGTTAAGGGCATCGACTTAAAGCAGTTTGTCGATGACCATACAAAAAAGTATGATTACGACTATCTTATAGATCACCTCCTTACGACACTGTAAGATAGAACAGCGGACTAATAATCGTCTGGTTCAGTAACGTATAGGTTACTTGGACGCTATAAGTTCCTTTGGCACTTCCGAAGGAATCACTACAGACGATACCATTGGTGTCCCAGTGGTAGATTAGGGTGTTGTCCGATGTGATATCCATAGCCGCAGAATTAATAACTAGGAATGGTCCGTCAAGCTTAGGGTCTTGGTTGGCTTTCCTAATTGAGATTGTAGCAGCTGTTACTACGGACTCCTTAAAGATATCCTGCACTGATTGTGGGATATTTTTATTCTGTATGGTAGTGTCCGTAGCTACTTTTAAATCAATAAGCTCTCCGAAGCGGACGCTCTTGTTGAGTAGCCTATTTGTTCCGGTTAGAAGTAGAGGTTCTGTAAAGGCAAAGAACGTATCCTCATGAAGTGTGAAGTCGTTAGTGAGGACTTGGTATTTGGACGCGGCTGCTAGCTTTACTGTCCAAAGATCTGCATAGTCTCCAACGGCTGATAAGGAAGATGCTGCAACCTCTGTAGAGGTAGTTTCATCCCACCCTGAAAGGTTTAGTGTTTGGTCAAGTACAACCATGTACTCGCCTTGCTTAATGCGGTAGATTCCGCTAGCGGTAACCGCTGGTGAGTAGTTGGTTGAGTCAAAGTTAGAGTGAGAGGTTAGTGTCTCCCCAGACGCACTGTAGGTCATCAGAGGAGTGCTAGATACTAACTTTGTTACAGAATCAATTACCGTATTGGGTGATAGAGTGCAAGGTTTATCAAAAAGCTGCACTGAAGAGATCTCATAGGGATCTACATAGTCACCATCATTAATGAAAAAGGTTCTAAGTCCTACCCTTTGAATGAAGGTAGGTCTGTTTCCTCTGTCAACTACTGTTACACTATTGATTTGCATTTTTTATCTCGTCTAACTCTTCCGTGTAGAACTGTAAAAAGATTGACCTCTCTCCTTTTGACATAGAGTTAACATCCGTATAGGAGAACTTACAGTGTCTCACCAATATATAGGCCTCTAAAAGAAGTTCCTTTAAATCAAAAGCTTCTTTTAGTTCCCTGTAAAAAAATCAGGGGTGATGGGCAGTGCCATTTCTCCTTTATGACTACAGAAACCACAAGAGAAAGTTACATTAGAGTTAACTCCTAGGCCTACTCCCCCTAGAACATCCATTATTGTATGGGCATCTTTAAGAGGGAGCTTATCTGCTACGCTAGAGATAATAGTTTTTTTGGTATGCCCATCAATCTCAGTAATAAAACGCCAAAGGTTGTTTGAGGTAATCTCTTGATTGGATAAATACTCCTCATCCTTAATCCTGGGGAACTTGACCTTGGCGTCCTTATCCAGAACTCTAAGCTTCACTAAGCAGGGGTCTGTTAGTTCCTCCGGTGCGTAATTAACAGCTAGCTGAGACAGGAAAAACTTAACTTTGTTCTCCTTACTACAGCTTGGACATTGAACAGTAACTCCATACTCATCCCCGTAGGAGAGTTCCCTGATCTTCATGATAAGGAATACCTTATCAAATAGCAAAAGGTCACCAATGTTGACGTTACTGACACACCTAGACAGTAGAGTGTTTATGATATCCGACCCCGATTGGCTACTCATCATAGCCTTCTCGTCTTTGAACGTCATAGGACGAACAGTAATGGGCTTGGATGGATCCGGTAGTGAATAGAATCTACCCTCAGATGGTAGTCTTACTTCTACGCTATCATTGCTTGGCATATTAGCCAATAGATTGGCAATAATATCTGAGTCTTTAGTCTTGGTTTTTGTGTCTGTCATATAACTGTATTTTATTTAGGAAATCCTACCTATAATAGTACAATGAAGATTACTGTAGGCACCCTAACATCTAAATTAGAAACCGACAATCCTAAACTTATGGATGCTTTACGTACTCTGTATAAGTTTAAAGTTGACGGATATAAGTACTCGCCTGCGTATAGGAATAGGCACTGGGACGGATACACTAACTTCATCTCTTCTTCAGGTGTATTTCGTACAGGGCTATTAGATAGAATACTTAGTAGTCTAGGTAAGATTGACTGCACACCGGAGCTAGAGTATATAGAAGACCTGCCCAGTACTGAGCTAAATGACAAATCACTAGACGGGTTTACTTACTATGATTACCAAGAAGAGC